GGGTTCCGGCTCCCTCGTGGGAGATGGGGAGGGACGCTGTGGTTCCTTTCTGGCACGGGCCTTCGTGGGAGCCGGGAGCCGAGGTCGTTCCTTGCCAGCGACGGCTTTCGTGGGAGACGGGGGCACAGGGGGGCCCTTGCTTCTGCTAGTACCGCCATGGGTATCACGACCCTCGACGACGCTGCCAGTGACTCTGCCGACAACAACACCACTCCCACCCCCACCAGTACCACCACGATCCGAGGTACTCGGGAACTGGATTGACTTTCGCACCATGGTGTCGTTGTTTTTATGTACGCAGAAAGTAGTTAGACAACGTACCCCGTCCGCGCGCGTTCGCACGACACGGCACGCACACATACCCCTCTTACCAATGGCGGCCCCCGACAAGCGATGGACAATTGGCGTTGTGGGACTCGGTGTCGTGGGTAACGCAGTGTTCACTGTACTGCGCCGACGCTGCGACAGGGACGGACGTGACTCGCTCGTCGGCGGGGGCGTTCACGGGTACGACAAGTACAGGTCGGACCGCGGTGACTGTGAGTCTTTAGACGCACTGGTGGCACACGGATGTGACCTTCTCTTTCTCTGCTTGCCTACCGAGTACAGTGTCGAGTGCGCAGACTATGACCTCGTGCCGCTCGACGAGACACTGGCGTTGCTTGCCGACATGGGATACACCGGGCGAGTCGTTGTAAAGTCAACCGTGACGCCCGGGGTCACGCGCCGCCTTGCTTCCAAGTACCCCCGCCTGCGTCTGTTGCACAACCCCGAGTTTCTCAACGCACGGACGTCCGAACACGACTTTGAGCATCAACAACACATTGTGCTTGGCCGTGTAGAGTGTGACGACGACGACGACGACGTGTGCCACCTGTTCCGCTACTTGTGGCCGACGGCGCGTCTGAGTTTGTGTGCGGTCGAAGAGTCTGAGATGATGAAGTTGGCGTGCAACACGTTCTACGCGGTCAAGGTACAGTTCTTCAACGAGGTGTATCACCTCTGTAGCAAGAGCGGGGCCAAGTTTGACGACGTGCGTGAGATGATGCTTCGCAACGGCTGGATCAATGCGCAACACACAAGTGTCCCCGGTCCGGACGGGGAACTGTCGTATGGCGGCATGTGTTTACCAAAGGACTCATCGGCGTTCCTAGAGTTTGCGCGTCGCGTTGACTCGCCACATGCAGTCGTAAGAGGCTGCGTTACCGAGCACTGTGCCGATCGCCAGGCACCGTATTAGACTAAATATTTATGCTCTATTCGTCTGCGTTGCATGCAGAAAAAGAGAAACCCCTGTTGTAACTCCACAGTGCCCCCGCCATGAGCAGCCGCACAGTTGACGTCGACGTCGACGCCGACACCGAACGCGCGTATTCGTCATTGTTTGGTGTAGAGTTTGACTGGAAACGCAACCGCAACGCGTATGCACCGGGCCTGGACGATGTTTTTTGCAGCGGCAAGTACATTCTGGGCGAGCGATGCAAGGCGCTGGAGCGTGACCTCGAGGCGTACGTGACGTCTCCGTCGTCGGCACAGAGCACCCCAGCCCTCGCCACCCCCACCACCCCCACCACCCCCACCACCACCTGTGTTACCGTGTCAAATGGCACCGACGCACTCGAGTTGCTACTGCGTGCCGAGCACATTGGCGCGGGTGATGAGGTTATCGTTCCGGCACTCACGTTCCTAGCGTCCGCCACACCAGTGTTACACGTGGGTGCGCGCCCAGTCTTTGCCGACGTTGATCCTGTGACGTTGACGATCGACGCAGACGACGTGCGCCGCCGGTACCGCCAGGGTGTAACACGCGCGGTCGTCGTCGTGTCGCTGTTCGGGCGTGTTTCGCCGGCACTTGCCGAGTTGTACGCGTGGGCTACCCGTGTTGGCATTGTCGTGATCGAAGACGGTGCGCAGTCGATGGGCGCCACGGCGGCCGACGGCTCGCGCAGTTGCTCGTGCACACACTCGCACCACGCGTTCACCAGTTTCTTCCCGACCAAGCCACTTGGCTGCTTTGGCGACGGGGGTGCAGTGTTCACACGACAGCCCGGCGTCGCGAGGTTACTACCTGCGCTTCGACACCATGGAATAGACTCGGTGGACAGTGCCACGGTGTTGGGACGCAACGCGCGCCTCGACGAGATTCAAGCGTCGTTGCTTGCCTGCAAACTCGTGATGTTTCCCGATGCCGTCTCGGTACGGCGGGCGCGTGCCGCCTCGCTGTGCCGTCGCTTGGCACACCTGGCGCCGCGCGTGTCGGTGCCCGATCAGTGCGGTGGCGGCGATCACGGCGTGTTTGGCGTGTTTTGCCTATTGTGCGAGTCTGTGGACATGGCGGCGGCCATGTGTGCCCAACTGCGTGGTCAGGACATTGCGTCAAAGTGTTACTACACTCGATGCCTATGCGAGTACGCCGTGTTCGATCGTCACAGCGGCGACGACGACGACGACGGCACTGTGCCTGCGCAGACGTGTGATCACACGGCCACACGCAATGTCATTGGGCGCTTGCTTGCGCTGCCCATGCACGCGTATCTCGTCGAGGACGATTGCGAAAAAATCGCCACTGCAGTTCAGAGTGCATTGTCGGCGTACGACGTGCAACACCTTGCCTATTCGTCGTAGGTCGAAATGACATCTGTGTCGTCGCGCCCGCCGCCGCCGCCGCCGCCGCCCGTGTTTGCCGTTGTGGGCAGTGGGTACTGGGGCAAAAATATTGTGCGCACACTCGGCGAGTTGTGTACCGTTGCGGTGGACCGCGTGGTGTGTGACAGCGACGCGGCGGCACGCGAACGCGTCGAGCAACAGGGCATTCGCACGGTGACCAGTCTCGCCGACCTTGTTAACATTGAGCGCCTTGTCGGCGTGTTTATTGCTACACCGGCACCGACACACTACGAGGTGGCACGCTGGTGTCTGGAACACGGGATCCACACGTACGTCGAGAAGCCACTGACGCTGAACTCGCACCAAGCGCGTGCTCTGCATGACCTGGCACAGCGCGTCGAGCGTGTGCTCATGGTAGGCCACCTGTTGCGCTACCATCCGCTCGTCGAGCACATGGTGCGCACCGTCACGGACCGCGTGACGTTTGGACGAATCCTGTACATTGAGTGCACGCGCCAGAGCATGGGGATCGTGCGTGACGACGAGAATGTGCTCTGGAGTTTCTGCCCCCATGACGTGTCGGTCGCACTTGCGTTGCTCGACGCCAACGCACCAGTGGGACACCGTGTTGACCTTGCTTGCGAGTCGGCCAGCGAAAGTGTACTGTTGCCTGAAAAGACGCTGCCCCCGCCACTTGGTCCCGCGCGCAACTCGGACGCGGTACGCTGTGTACTTTCAGACAAAAACAGCAAGGCACAGGTGTTTCTAAACGCAAACTGGATGCACCCGGCAAAGCAACAACGCATTGTCGTTGTGGGCGACCGTGGTGCCATGGTGCTCGACGACACCGAGTGCTGGGAGCGCAAGTTGCGTGTAACGACGTGTCTTCGCCGTGGTGGCGGCGGCGAGTCGGGTGGGCGTGCACTGCTGTCGAGCGCCGAGATTGACTGGACGTATCCGGGTGAATGGATCCCCGCTGCAGCGCCACTCGAGCGCGAGTGTGAGCATTTTGTTCAGTGCTGCATGGGCGTACACGCGGCTGCTCGAACCGGCGGCGTCGAGGGCATTCGCGTGATCGATGTGATCGAGGACTGCTTTCGAACTGCACGGCGACACCCAGTAGTATTGGAATAAACGGAAACGGTTCAAAGGCGGCTTTAACTTTACGACTACGCGCGACGCGAAACGCCAGTAGTCTCCTCCGCTAACGTCCCTAGCGCATCATAAGTCTTTTCACACTCGCTGCACTGCATAATGCGCTTCTCGACGACGACGACGACGTCGTCACACTGCTGGGTGTACTCGAGGTGTGCGCCACACTCACACATCCAGCCCCTAATGCGCGCCGGACAGCCAACAACCAGCGCGTGGGGCGGCACGTTGCGTGTTACAACAGCCCCTGCGCCGACCGTGGCGTACGCGCCGACTGTTACCGGTGCCACGATCGTACTGTTTGCACCGAGTGAGGCACCACGACACACGCGCGTCATGTGGTAGTGGTCACTGCGGTTGACGTGTGCTCGTGGCGTGCGAACGTTGGTAAACACGCACGAGGGTCCGCAGAACACGTCGTCCTCGAGTACCACGCCGTCGTACACCGACACGTTGTTTTGCACCTTGACTCCTGATCCGAGTCGCGCGGTTGCAGCAATGTGCACGTTCTGGCCGAGCGTACATCGCTCGCCGACAATCGCTCCTGCCATCACATGCGAGTAGTGCCACACTCGCGTGCCCGCGCCGATTGCCGATGGGTTTTCTACCCATGCAGTCGGGTGAATGTAGGCTGGGGTGTCGGACGTTGTTGACGTGTCTAGGATCGTCACGTTGGTCGTCGTCGCCGCTGCACCCTCTGTTGACATTTTGTTTCGTTTAGACTCTGGCGCCCACGACGACGACGACGACGACGACGACGCCAACAGTTATATACTGCGGGCTCAAAAAGGTAGATCAAAAAAGACGCACGCCCTACACGCCCCCCCACTGTGTACCCTCGTACCTACGAAGCGTGCAGTTGTCGCAGACTACCCGAGGAGTACGGTCGTCTTGCACCTCCCGCGGCGGCGACGGGGCTGGGGACTGTGGCTTCTTGTGGCGCACCGTCACCACTGGGTCCTTTGACGACGCGGCGTCGTGTTCGGCGGCGAGCGAGCGCAAGTACTTGCGACGTGCCTCCACGTCAGACCTGTCGATGGCGTCAAGGTGCTTTCTAGCGTCTGCACTGAGCGGCGTGGGGTATGCAAACGTCAGTCGCTCGAGCGAAGCAGGAAACGGTTCGAGGCGCACGTCGATTGTCTCTGCGGGCAGGTACTTGCCGTTGCTTGGGTCCAGGCTCCGATACGTTAGTTTAACGTAGTCGCCGGCGGTTTTCGTGTGCAACACTGGCAGAGTAGCAAACTGTGCTGGTGCGTACGAGCCGATGGCCACGTCGTCGATGTGTGTCACGACAAAGTAGCACGTAAACGGCACGGCACTTGGCGGCGGGTAGCAAACGCCGTAGGTAAAGAACCAGTCCCAAATGATGCCCGACAGCGAGTCGGTGTACACTGGCGGGTAGCCCAGGCTCAGTCCATTTGTGAAAATGAATGCATTTTGCAGTTCCTGCGGCAGGTGCAGTCCATTTGTTTCTGGAAGAGACACGATGGTATCGCCTGTCACGGGTTCGATGTACGCGCCCAGCCAGCCCTTGCTGTACTTGACGTAGGTGCCCACAGCGTCGGGGATCTCGATCACCTTTGACGCGCTGCCAGTCCGGCCCCATTGCTCAAACTGCTCGGCAATGGGCTGCGCGGTGCGTTGACTCACACACTGCTGCGACGCGTGAAGGTCGCCGCCGGTATACGCCCACGACACGATGCCAATGATTTTCCCGTCCTGATCGAGGATCGAACTGCCCGACGTGCCCGCCGCGCCCGCCTTGTCAAACACAACGTTCTCAAACTGAACGAGGTTACCAGGCGTCACCCATTGGTTTGCCTCTACGGCGCCTCGGCGCATGGCACGCGATCTCTGCTCGTACGCGGGACTGCCAATGTTGTACACCAGGTTGCCCGGTGCGTACGCAGCACTGTCGCCCCATCGCAGAAACGGCTGCGTCGTCAGCGGCGCGAGGCCCTGCGCAACGTTGTATGGCGTCGCCGGGTTGATGCGCAACAGCGCAGTGTCGTTTGAGCCATCAATGCCTAGAATTTCGCACTCGTACATAGCGTTGGTGCCCGCCACGCCGTTAATGTCAAACACCTGCGCGTACATGCGGTTCACGCGCACAATTTCGTCTGGCGGCGGCAACGGCACACGCTCCTCTGTCACGGTGAGGCCTTCTCCGTCGTCAAACTGAAACAGGTTATTGACCAACGCACAGTGCCCCGCCGTCAACAGGTAGCCGTCGGCGGACACAAAGTTGGCACTGCACCCAGAGCGCCGCACGTCGATGGTTTGAAACACAATGACTCCATCCTGCCGTTCGGTGTACAAGACGTCTGTTTCCGAGTACAAGTCTACACTTGTCGCTGCAAAGTTCTTCCAAATGAACGAACTGCGATCGAAAAACCCGCCGCTCGCGCTCACGCCACACGAATTGCCACTGGACATTCCTTTTCCGTGTCTGTAAGTATGCGGGCGTCTTCCCTGGTCCTAGGTGCAGATAAATTCTCACATCAATAGATCAGATCACACACGTACGCACACGCGCTCGTGATGGCTACCGCCATAGTAGTAATTGTTGTGGCAGTGCTCATCGCCGCCGCTGCTGCTGCCGCGGTGATCCTCAAACAACGATCGCCAGAACGCATAGCCAGCAACGGGGGGGACCCACTGCCTGTTACAGCCACACGGTATCGTTGGGCCCGAGGCGTCGGTACGCCGCTCGAACGACCGTCGTACAATCGCACGTGGCCCACGCCAGACGCAATGC